GAGATCCAGCAGCGCCAATCCGACTGGCCCCGCGGCCAGTTCCCCGCCCAGTGTACGCTGTTGGCGTTTCACTGCGACGTTCACTTGGATCACCTGAGCTACCAAGTGTGGGCATTCGAGCCGAATTTCACGGCCTACATGATCGAAAGCGGCAGCTTCCCCGATCAAAAGCGCGCCTACTATTCTCGCCGCAATCCACCGCGGAAGTTGCGGAAGCTGATGCCCGGCCTCGACGCCGAAGCCACGGTCACCGCGGCGATCGACCAGTTCCTGCACGGCGCCGGGAATTCGGGCCAACGAGCGATCGACGACTGGCCTGGCATCATGCACCGCACGTGGCACCGGGCCGACGGCGTGCCGATGAAGATCGGCTCCGCACTGATCGACGCCAACGGCGAAATGCGCGACGCAGTCGTCAAAGCAATCAGCCGCTCGCCGTTCTCGCAAACCGTGCGACCGTCGTACGGCAAAGGCATCGGCGCCAAGAATGCGCCGATCTCTGCTTGGCCGCAGACCCGCGAACAACGCACTGTTGGACCGGAGTGGATCTATACCAAGCCGGTCGCCGGGGAGGTTTGTGGACTAATCGCAGACGTAAATTACTGGAAAAGCCGCCTGCACCGTGCCCTCGCGCTGGCGAAGGGGAGCCAAGGCGCCGCCCGGCTCTACAAGGCGAACCCCAACGAGCACCGGATGACGGCCGACCACTACACGGCCGAGAAGGCGGTCGAGGTGACCGTCGGCAGCCGCACGGTTTACGAGTTCAGCCTCAAGCCGAATTGCGACAACGAAAAGCTGGACAACGCCGTCGGTGCTTTCGTGGCCGCATCCCGAGGGGGAATTGCCAACATCAAACGACAGCCGGCCGCGAAGGACCGGAAAAAACGGAGGACCACCTACTATGGCTAAACGCAAGAAAGCAACGCCTGCGACACCGACGCCCCCCAAACCAACGCCTGCAAAAGTGTCACCGCCCAAACCAGGCCGACCGCCCGGTTCGCCCAACAAAGAATATGCGGCCGCCGAAGAGATCCCGGCCAGTTGCCTGCGCTGCAACTCGACGAAGCTGACCCGCGTCCCCGGTTCCAAGGAGATCGAGCGAGCGATTGCCGGCACGCTCCGCAGCGGCTTCGTTTACAACCGCGTCCGCCACACCCGCAAGAAATGCGAGTGCGGGCAAACGCTGATCGTCAAATCCTATTTCGTCTCGGACGAACCAAAGCCCGAGTTGCAGCCGACGCGAAACCCAAAGGTCATTTCTCTCGACGATGTGGTGGAGGGTGTCCCGTACGAATGCTGGTGCGAAGCCAGGCAGGCTTACGTTGCCGCAGAATTATTCACTACTGCAAAGGGCGTCAAAAAGTGGCGAATTGAAGGAGACATCATCGCCAGACTTTCGGCGCTCGAACCAAGGAGGCGGTCCGAACACAAAATGTAGTGACGTTGAAAAGACGCCTGCTGCACTTTATGTTGTTGGATTCAATTGTTTGAAGCCGTAATATCGTGCTGTTGGCGTCGTGATGTGCTGGACGGCGTCGACGAGGAGGATTCACAAATATGAAGCCAGCACATGCAGATGAGAATAAGACGTACTTCGCTCAATTTCGCCCAAGGGGCCCGGTTAAAATTGGGAAATCAGTTAATCCCAACCGGCGATTGCGCCACCTTCAAACTGGCAATCCATACAAACTGCGACTAGTGCTGGTAATCGATGAAGATGCTGAGCGCATCTTCCACATTCGTTTCAAGCATCTCCTCTTGCGCGACGAATGGTATCGTTGCGAAGGGGAACTTCTCGAACTGATCGAACGCTATTCAGAGCTTTGGCGTTCCGGCCGAAAAATTATAATCCGGAACGGATTATAAGTCGCGCCATTTGCATGGAGCGGTTTGCGATCCGCCCCTACTATTCATCTTGGAAGTAGCGCGGCGACTCACTCCGCCGTGCTCAGCGAAGCCCGTGACGGGGCGTCACCCCCGTTGCGGGTTTTCATCATGCCAAGCTACGCCGCCGAGATCGCCGAGCTCGAGCAGCTGCTCTCCAGCGCTGTCAAGGATACCAGCGCCGACGGCGTGCGGACCAGCTTCGATCTCGACGCGGCCCGCAAGCGGCTGGCCGAGCTCAAGGCCCTGCAGGATCCGAGCATCGCCAAATCGCGGACCTCGACGCTGAATCTGGGGGGCTGCTGGTAATGCCCGACGTCTACCCCACGCCCCGCCCGCTGAGCTCCGCCCGCGCGCGGCAATTCGCAATCGCCAACGGCTACGACGCCACCGAGGATCGCGGCCGCCGGCGTGCGCCGATCACGCGGACGATGCACGAAGACCATCACGCGGAAGAGCGCCACCGCCGGATCCTGTCGGCCAGCACTCGGGATCTGGCGCGCAACTACGCGATCACCGCCTGGGCGATCCGCAAGCACCTCGACTACATCGCCGACTTTAGTTTTCAGGCCACGACGCCCGACGCGGACTATAACAAATACGTCGGCCAATGGTGGAAAGCGCAAAGCAGCCGCCACGCGTTCGACGTGGCCAGCCGCCATCCCCACCGCCGCGCGATTCGCCTGGCCGAAGCGGGCAAGTGCGTCGACGGCGATCATTGGTGGCTCAAGCTGGCGCCGCCCAAAGGCAACCCGCTCCGCGGCAAACGGCAGCTGATCGAGGGCGATCGGGTCGACATGCCCCGCGGCGGCCTGCCGGAGAATTCCAAGCCGGAGGATTGGCTCAACGGCGTTCGCGTCGATCGCGAAACCGGCCGGGCCCTGGCCGTCGGCGTCTGCCGACGCGTGGGCAAGAGCCGCAAAGAGCTGCAGCGGATCGTCTCGGCCCGCAACATCAACCAGCACGCCGCCTACGAATTCCGCGTCGACCAGGTCCGCGGGCTCTCGGCCATCAACAGCGCGCTGAATTGGTTCCGCGATACGTACGAGGGGTTTGAGTACGCGCTCGCCAAGATGAAAATCTCCCAGCTCTTCGGCTTGCAAATCACCCAGCAACCAGGCGACGGCAGCACGTTCGCGGGCCCACGCGTCAATGAAGAGGACGCCGACGGCGACGGCACCGCTGACAGCGCGCCGCGGATCGATCTCAAGCGCGGCATCTTCGTCTACGAAGGCGAACCAGGCGAAGAGGTCAAAGTCGTCGAGGGCAAGACGCCAGCTGTCGAAACCGTCGACTTTCTCAAGTTGATGATTCACATCGCGCTCAAAGCGCTCGACATCCCGTTCTCGTTTTTCGACGAATCTTTCACCAACTTCTACGGCAGCCGCGGCGGACTGATCCAGTATTTGCACTCCTGCCACAACAAAGTGCTCGACCTGCAAGACTTCGTCGACGACGACTTCCGCTGGCGTGCCGGCCTGGCCGTCGAAGACGGCGAGCTGGAGCTGCCCAGCGGTAAAGAGTTCAGCTACCTCACGCACGAGTTTGTGCCCGGCGGCGTGCCTTGGTGGGATCCGGCGAAGGAAGCCCGCGGCCAAGCCATGTCGATTGCCATGGGCCAAACGTCGCCGCAACGCGTCTGCCGGGAGACGGGCACCGACTTCTACCAAAACATCCTCGACATCGAGGAGGCGCTGAAGTTCGCCGGCGATCACAATGTCGCGCTGCACTTCGCGGACAGTACGGCGTTCCGCCCCGAGATTGCCGTCACCAGCGATGCGGAGGTGGCGAGTGTCGACTGACGTGCTCAACGCCGTACCCGTCGAAGCCTGCCGGCTCGCCGGCGGCGCCGTGAAGTTTGCGGCGGCCGACAGGGTCACCGGCAACACGCCGATCAAGATGCTGGCCCGCTCGGCCGGCCCGATCGACCATTGGTATTGGGGCCGCATCGTCCACGACATGGCCGGCATGAAGCTCCACAAAACACCGCTCACGTGCGACTACGAGCACTACGACCCGATCGGCTTTCTCGACGTGTTCGATGCCGACAACGACGGCCTCGAGGTCTCCGGCGAGCTGGTTGCCACGGACGTCGCCGGCGACGTCACGACGCGGATCCTGCAGCTCTCCCGCGGCGGCGTGCCGTTCGAGGCCTCGATCTACTTCGACGAAGACGAGCTGCTTCTCGAGTACGTTCCCGAGGGCTACCAGGCCCAAGTTAACGGCGCGACGTTCGAAGGCCCGGGCGTGATCGCCCGCGAGTGGTGGCTCCGCGGCGTCGCGGTGTGCAGCTACGGCTACGACAAAAACACGCAATCGACATTTGCCCGCGAAGCCGGCAAGCAAACCTTTCAGCTCACCCATCAAAAGGAGGCAACCATGCCCAAGACGATCACGACCCAGCTTTCCGGCGACGCCAAAGTCGAAGCCGATCCGAAAGCCAAGCTCGAGGCCAACGATCCGGCCAGCCAACCCGCAGTCGAACCCGCCGCGGATCCGGCCACTGCGCCGGCGACGTCCACCGAAACCGCTCCCGCCGCGACGGCCGACCAGGCAGCGCCCACGCCGGCGGCCGACGCACTTTCCGCGGTCCGCTCCGAATTGAAGCGGTTCCGCACCGCCTTCGGCGACAAGGGCCCCGTCTACTTCGACGACGGCCTGAGCTTCGAGGAAGCCAGTGCCCGCCACGTCAAGGAGCTCTCCGAGTTCGGCAAGAAAATGGCCGAAGAAAACGCCGAGCTGAAAAAGAAGCTCTCCGCCGCCACGGGCCAGCCGCTGGGCGAATTGACGCCGGTCGGCTTCGAATCGTCGGAAGAGAATAAAAAGGGCGGCTTCGCTGGGAAGATCCGCTTCGCCGGCGAGCCGCGTACCTAGCTCGCTTTCTCCCGTTCAATCAACCATTTTTCAACAACCAAACCCGGCGTGTGACGGCGCCTCCCAAAGCTTAGTTAGGAGCTGTCACCATGGCCGACGACCTGCACGTCATATCCGATTTCATCGCCGACGCCTTCGATCTCGCACCGATCGAAGTCTCGGACCTATTGCGGACCTCCCCGTTTGTGTCGCTGTTGCCGGTCGTCGACTCGAGCAACGGCACCACGCACAAATACACCAAAGAAACCGGCGCCCCGGTGGTCGGCTTCCGAGCCGAGAACGCCGGCCGCGAGATGGATTCCAGCACCGACACGCTGGTCACCGTCGGGCTGAAAATCCTCGACTTCAGCTGGCAGGTCGACCAGGCGACTGCCGCCGGCTGGCGCAAGGGCAAGGGCCATTACGTCGCCCGCGAAGGTCTGCGGCACCTGTCGGCGGGTTTCTTCGCCTACGAGCGCCAGCTGATCAACGGCATCATCGGCGCTTCGGACAGCGCCGCCGCCAGTGGCGACGCCGCCGGGTTCGCCGGCTTCCGTGACGCGGTGACGGTCGACGCCTTGGCCGATCCGATGGTCGTGAATGCCACGGGCGCCGTGGCCGACACCGCGTCGAGCGTCTGGGGTGTGCGGCTGGCCGAAGATGGAGTCGCCGGCGTGATGATCGAAGACGCGCCATTCGACATCGGCGAAACCGTCACTCAGCAGCGGGTTGTTAATCCCGGCACGGACAACAAGACGTTTCCGACCTGGTACACGCCCGGTTTCACCTGGCTGGCCGTCCAAGTCGGGAGCGCGTACGACATCGGCCGGATCGCCAATCTGACCGCGGCGACGGCGCCGCTAAACGACGACCTGATCGCCGAGTTGCTGTCGCGCTACCCGATCGGCCGCGCCCCGACGCATCTCTTGATGAGCCGCCGCAGCCGCAAGCAACTGCAGGACTCGCGGACCGCCACGAACGCCACCGGCGTCCCGGCCCCGTTCCCGACCGAATCGTTCGGCGTCCCCATCGTGGCCACCGACGCGATCGGCAACACCGAGGAGCTGCTCGCCTAGTCCGTCGATTCCGTCTGAGATTCCGGGCGGGTCCGACTCCCGACGGGCCCGCCCCACTTTGAAACCCCTATGTCGCTTCTCTCTCGATCCGCGCGTGTACGCAACGCGGCCGCTAAGCGCGTCGCCGGCGTCACCGTCACCTATCGACGTGGGAACGACTCGCTCGACGCGTTGGTTGTCGTCCCCCTGCAAACCCGCCACGACGACTACGGCCCGGAGGAAACGAACATCACCGGCCGCGACCAGGATTTTTTGATCCTGGTCGCGGACCTGGTGAAAAGTGGCGAGCCGTGGGTGCCGACGTTCGACGATTCGATCGACTGGACCGACAACGCCGGCGAGCTCCGCTCGTTCGAGATCGTCGCCCGGGCCGGCGACCGCTGCTACCGCCACACCGACCAGACCCGCACCGAGTATCGCGTGTACGCCACCGAGACGACTCCGAACCCAGAATAGCCGAGTTTCCCCGCAGCGGCAGCGATGCCGCCCGATCCATGCCGAGCAAGCTCGCCGGGGACGAACCCTTATGAACGCCGATTCCGTCGCCGACTTTTTGGTCGCCCTCTACAACGGCCTGGACGACAAGCCCGTCCAGTTCGTGGCCGAGAAGCGCGCCAGCGTCGCGGCGTCGGCCGACGAGTCGCAAATCGCCGTCGGCGTGTTCGTGGTTCCCTACGCGGAAGAAGAAACCCCGATCGGCGACGCCGCCGACACGATGCGACTCGAGGCGACTTGCTCCGTCGTGGTGAATGGAAAGCTCACCCGAACCAAAGGCCTCGAGCTGGTCCGCGCCTTGCGACTGGCTCACCGCGAAACAGAAACCGCCGACGGCGGCCGCTACGCCGGCTTGACCGTCGAAGTGCTCTACGACGTCGACGCCGAGAAAAGCCGCCAGCGTTTTTTGAGTGTCTTCCGCCCGACTTATTTCGACTTCGATTGACCATGAGCATCGCCAAGCGCCTCAACTACGGAAACTCGATCGCCGGGATCAAAACCCGCGTGGTCGTGTACGCCGCGACGGTCGAAAAGCGCATTGCCTCGAAAACCAAGCGGGTGCTGTTCAAGACCGGAGCCTACACGCGCAAATCGATGCAACGATCGATGCGATACCGCAAAGGGCCGTCGAAGTCGGGCCAGCCACCGAGCGCCCACCGCGACGGCCGCGGTCCGTTATTGCGCAGGCTGATCGGATTCGAGGTCGACCGCCAGCGCGACTCCGTCACGATCGGACCGCAGCGACTAGGCAAGCTCTCGCAGCCCTCTGGAAAAACCGTGCCAGACCTGGTCAACGACGGCGGCACCATTACGGCCACCCTCGAAGGCCGGACCGTGACCGCCGAGCTCGAGGCCCGCCCGTTCACCGCCCCCGCGTTCACCGACGGCGGCGCCCGCTTCCAAGAACTCATCGCAAAGGAACAACTGTAATGGCGAAAGACTACAAGAAGGGCGCCGACTACCGCTTCTACTACAACAGCGGGAGCTACGGCACGCCGACCTGGGTGCTCGTGAAAGCCGTCGGCGACATCGGCTTCGACCCGAATTTCGACGACGTGGTCGTTCCCGAGCGCGGCGCGAATACCGGCCACCTCAATGGCGAAGCCGACCCGACGGCGACGTTTCCGCTGTTCGAAGACAGCGAGGACACCAGCGTCACCGCGCTGATCGCGGCGATCTATAGCGGCGCGATGGTCCATATTGCGATCGCCAGCGGCCCGATCGCCACCACCGGCACCAAATACGTCCACTTCGAAGCGCTGCTCAAAGCTCCGCTCGGCGCCAACCGCTCCGATCCGAGCACGTATGACGTGACCGCGTACAAGCACGCGAACAGCGAAAACGACTACCTGCGCGTGACCGTCTAGTCCCGCAGTCACCTTCGCCAATTTCCATGCCATCGAACAGGACCGAGCCACCATGACCAAAGCCGAAATCACCGCTGCCCTGATCAAGGGCGCCACCAACACCAACGCGAAATTCGTCAACGTCAATCGGCAACATCTGCTGATCGCGTTGGGCGCGGCGCCCGAGCCCACGGAGGAACCAAGCCTTGTCGACAACGAACGACCCGACAACGAACGAAACGACCCTGTCGCGTAACGAGCCGCGTAGCCAGACCTTCGAGGACCTCGACGGCCACGAATGGACGGTGGCGCTGAATTTCATCACGCTCCGCGAGATCAAAGAACTCGGCGTCGACCTGGGCGTCGTCGAAAAGCTGGGGCCCGTGTGGGCCAAAATCCTCTCCGAAGACGAGCTCGCCTTAAGAGTCATCTGGCAAGCCGTCGAGAAGAGCGACGAAACCAGCGAAGATGACTGGCTCGGCCGGATGGATGGGGAGACGCTCGAGGCCGCGCGTGACGCGCTGCTGGGCGCCATCGAAAATTTTTCCCCCGCCAAACTCGGGATGATCCGTGCGAGTGCGGCCAAGATTCAGGAGTCGTACCAGAGGGCGATTGTCGAGACGACGCTCGAGATCTCGAATCTGACGGACGAGACGATCGAGCGCGCGAAGAAGAAACTCCGCCAGCGTCCGCCTGGTCGGAAGCGATCAAAATAGCCGGCATCCTGGGATACTTCGACGATCGCTGGACACTCCGTGAAGCGTACGCAGCCTTGCGTGCTCGCCGCGAAGAGCAGTTCGACCAGCTCGGCTGGCAGCTGTACTGGATCATCAACACCCGGCCGCAGTTCGGCAAACACCCGCGGCCGCCGCGGCCGCTGTGGCACTTTAACCCGTACCTGAAACGGCCGGGCCCGACGGCCGCCGAGCAGCACGCCGGCTTCGACGCGCTCTGGAGCATGGCCGTCGACGAAGTCGCAGAAACCGACGAAGTCGCAGAAACCGACGAAGTCGCAGAATAGGACCGCACGCCCATGGCCTTCGGCAGCGCCATCCAAGCCGGCAAAGCCTTTGTCGAGTTTGTCCTGAGCGACAAAAAGCTCGACTCGGGGCTCGCGCGGATCGGCGGCAAGCTGCGCAAATTCGGCGCGATCGGCCTCGCGGCCACCGCCCCACTGATCGCCGGTTTCACCGCCGCCGTGCTGCAGTTCAAAAATACGGGCGACGCGCTCGACAAGATGCGCCACCGCACCGGCGTCGCTGTCGAAGCACTCTCCGGTTTGACGTTCGCCGCCGAGCAGGGCGGCGCCAGTAGCCAGATTCTCGAAAAAGGATTCGCCGGACTGTCGCGTTCGCTATTCGACGCCAAGCGAGGCAGCGCCGAAGCGGTCGACGCGCTGGCCGCGCTCGGCTTGCGATTCGAGGAGCTCGACGGCCTCAAACCGGACCGGCAATTCAAGCTCATTGCCGACCGGATGCGGTTGCTGAAAAACGAGTCGGTGCAAGGCGCCGTCGCGCAAAAGCTCTTCGGCCGCGCGGGACGACAGCTCTTGCCGACGCTCAAGCTCGGTGCTGATGGGATCCAAGCGCTCCAACAGCAGGCCCACGACATGGGCATCACGCTGACTGACGAGGATGCGGTGGCCGCGGCGCAGCTGCAGGACGCGCTCAACCTGGCGTCGAACCAGGTCAAAGGCATGGCCATCCAAATCGGCGCCGCCATCGCCGGACCACTGACAAATTTTCTCAGCTGGGCCAGCAACATCCTCGCGCGCATCATTGGCATTATCAAAGCCAACCCGCGCCTCGTCGCCAGCATCGCCGCTGTCACCGTCGGCATTGCCGCGGCGTCCGCGGCCGCCGTCGTGCTCGGGACGATCCTGGCGATTATCTCCGCCCATCCGATCATCGCCGCGCTCACTCTCATTGCCGGCCTGGTGCTCGGCGTGGCCACTTACTTCGGCCTGGCCAGCGACGCGGCCGGCGATTTTAACAGCTCGCTCGATTCGGTCGACGTGCCCGGGGCGTCGACCAGCTCCGCGGCCGCTGCCCAATCGGCCGCGGTTCAATCCAACCTGCAAGGCGCGCTCAATGGGCAAGCGGTCCGGCCCGCCGCGTCGGCCGCCATGGCCACCAAGCCGACCCCGTCGCGCGACTACGGCGCCGAGATCGCCAAGGCGACCCGCGAGACCGCCGACGGCATCGCCGAAATGCTCCGCATCGCCCGCTACAACCCGCTCACCGCCGGAAGCTCCTTGATCGCACAGTTTTTGCCATGACTTACAAAGCCCGACTGGGCCACGTTTCTGGATCTCGACAGCAGCCGACGCTGCCGATCACCGTCTTCGACGACGGCGGCGCGACCCTCGGCTACGATGCCGCCCTGGCGTTTGCCATCGCCAGCGCGCCGACGACGATCTTCGGCGCCAACCTGGCCACGGCCGACATCACGATCACCGAGCGGTCCGCCAAGGCGATCGTCTTCGAGCTCGCCTACAACCGCCCCGGCCGCAACATCTTGCTCCGCGAAGTCGACGCCCAAACCCAGAGCAAGAAGCTGCACCACTTCATCGCGCCCGTCTCGGTCCGCGATTCTTCCGGCGACGCGTCGAGCATCTACAGCGCGCTCGAAACCAAGCCCGATCGGCAGGGCGGGCTCGAGGAGTTCAACAGCGGCAAGCCGATCGTCGTCGACCCGCTGCGCAACTCCCGCCGGCTGCGGTTCTCGACGAGTCAGAGTTTCATCACCGACCCGTACCTCGACCTGGTCGAGAACCTGGTCGACCAGGGCGCGTTCAACAGTGAGGTCTACCTAGGCCGCGAACCGGGCACCCTACAGCTCGTGCAATTCTCGGCCAGCGAAAACGACTTCGCCGACTGGACGCTAGCGTTTGGATTCGGCTATCGAGCGATCCGCACGAACGTCGACGTGGGCGACGGCGTGATTATCCCCACGCTCCGCGGCTGCGACCACACGTGGAACAAGGAAGAAGAGGAGGCGATCGCCGACACGATCCAACCGAAGGTGGCCGCGGCGATCACCGGCCAGGCCTGGCCGCTGGCGGATCTCTCGGTCCTCAACATGCCCTACCCGGGCACGCTCACGACGCGCACCAGCGACACGGCCGGCGTGATTACCACGCTCGAAGGCCACGGCATCACCGGCAGCGACGATTGCATCATCTTCTGGGACGGCGGTGTGCAAGTCGCCGCCGTGTCGAGTGTCGGCGGCGTGAGCCCCGCCTCGACGATCAGCTTTGGCAGCGGTTCCGGCGACGCCTTGCCGCCGCTCAACACCAACGTGCTGGTTGCTAAGTACATCCCGTAGCTGGTTTGCCCCATGCCGCGCGACGCAAACGACATTTCCCGGACCTTTTCCCAGCTCGTCGAAGGCGAGATGCGCGAGCGGACTCGGCTCAAGACGATCGACGACACCCGCGCGCCAAAGCAAAAGTCCCCGGTGCTCTCGCGGCTGGCCTGGCTCGGCGAGAGCGTCTGCCCGGCTGGGCACGCGGTCAAGCTCACGAAGCCTCTCATCCTGCCGGCCAACAAAGCGAGCGTCCCGTTCTCGGGCCTGGCGTTCTTTGGCGAAGAGTTCGGCGAAGGCGACAGCGACGCCCCGTACGCGCTGGCCATGGGCCCGATCAAGCCCGCCGTCACCGCCAGCGGCACGCTCACCACGCGGACGGACGATGACACGGGCACGCTCACCATGGACGACGGCGGCCACGGCATCGCCACCGGCGCGGTCGTGACGCTCTTGTGGGACGGCGGCAGCCGCGGCGGCGTCGCCGTCGGCACCGTGGCGGGAGTGAGCGTCCCGATCGACGGCGGCTCGGGGGACGTCCTGCCGGCCACGTCGACCGCCGTCCGCGTCGTGGTTTCCGCGCCGCTGGGCTACGGCGTGTTGCCCGAGGCCTACTGGGCCAAGCTCAACATTCTCGACGCCGCCCACACCTACGCCGTCCGCCCAACCACCGGCACCCTATTGCAAAGCGCCGCCGCCGGCGACTTGCCCGTGTTGTTCAAGGAGACGGGCACCGGCGAAAAGTGGGCCGTCGTGCAGCTCTCCAATTCGATCGATCGCAAAGTCGGCGCCGACTCGACCGACGGCGTGCCGCGGGAGCTGATCGGCAAGCTGGCCAACACGGGAGTCTACAATCCGTCGCTCCATCAGCCGGTCTATGCCCAGTTGCAACTCGACGGCGTCGGGAATCCACCCGACAACTTGGTGCGACTGTTTACGGCACTCGGAGAGGGCAGCGAGGAAGTCGATCGCTTCCGCATATTTGAGCTAACCGAACGGAAGCTCACGACCGACACGCACGCACTCGCCCGCTGGCTGAGCCACGACCTCGAAATGAATCTTGCAGAAGCGGAGGAATCGGTCTCCGATCCGCTCCACCGCTTCGCCGGCGCAGCAGCCGGTTACGCCCCGTGGGCCAGCGAAATGCTTCGCGGCATGCGCGGCATCGCAGAGCGTTTGGACGATCGTCCCAAAAGCATCGACGGCACGCTCACCACTCGGACCGACGACGACACGGGCGAAGTGACGCTCTCGCCGAGCCACGGCGTAATGACGGGACATACGCTCGACGTGCATTGGGACGACATGGGTACGCCACGCTCGCGGGTCGGAATGACGGCCGGCACCGTCGCAACGAACGTCGTGCCGATCGACGGCGGCACAGGCGACAACCTGCCTGCGACGACGACCGACGTGAACGTGGTGAATCAAAGCGCGACCCTCGACTTTCCGCTCTGGAAGATCGTCGCTATGGAGGGCTTTGCCTCTTGGCTCAAGGGCACGATCGACTTCGACGACGGCGAAGAAATTTTTCAAATCCAAACGTCGAGCGTCAAACAGGATCACGGCTGGGACCATGTCATTCCGGTTTCGACTGGGGGCATTGTCCCGCTGGCCGACGACAACGACATCTACACGCCGTACGACGGCGACAAGGTGCTCGCGCTGCTCGACGATCCCGATACTGATCCGCCGACCTATCGCGTCTTTCGCGGACGTGGCCGCGACCGGCGATCCATTCGTGGGCAAGCAGTGATTGCGTCTGGGACTGGCGACGGCACGGTCACGATCGACAACGTGGTGGCGACCGAGAACGGGTTTGATCCGACTGCCGGCAATCCTGCGCTCGGCGTCGTCGTGGTCAAGGATTACGCTGACGCCTACGCCGAGAATGAGCAGGTCGAAGCCGATTGGATTGAGAGCGTCACTGAGTGGCACGCTCGCCGCAAGGGCGGCTCCGGCGCTGGCGGCATCCGGCTGGTCTACCTCGCCGCCGGCACGATCAGCGGCGCGACGAATCCAGCGTCCTACAACGTGGGAGCCAACTCACTCAGCCTCCCCGAGCTGATCAACAACGGAGCGGGCGTTTATCAGCCCGGCTCGAATGTGGCGGTCTATCACGTGCTCCCCGAAGCGATCGTCACGCCTTCCGGCCGCTGGCGCGTCGGCATTGTCGAGCCGGACAAGATCGAGCCGACCAAGCTAGTGCTGATCAGTTGGTCTTGCGCGACCTATCCGGAGCCTGAGTGATGCCGAGTTGCTGCCTCACGATCAACCCGCTGTTTGTCAGCCAGCACGATCAAAACGAATCGGCCCATTGGAGTCCGATTGCCGAGGGCCAAAGCGAGCCGGCCTGGGAATCGGACTGGGACACCGCGTTCGACGAAATCAATCTGCTGACCGCGTATCCGGAAGAACTCAAACAAGAATGCTACCAGGCGGACGACGCCGAGACCTTCACATTCACCGCCGTCTATGAAGACGACATCAACTGCGACCCGCCGGTCAATCCCTACAACCAGGCCGTACACATGCGGTTTAAGTTGACGGTTTGCAAGCCGATTCGGCTGTTCTTCACGGCCACCGGCAACGTCGAGCGCGAAGATGAGCACTTCGATTGGATTCGCGTCACTAGATGGCCGGTCATCGGCAGCGGCGCGATTGGAGATCGCGAGACAATACTCTACGAACACGGGACGAATGAAGGCATCTCCTGCGAGATGGCCGACATCGACTGTTGCAAGGGAGCGGACTTTGATCCGGGGCAGTATTATCTCGACATTGACCAGGCCACAGGCGACGGGCTGCACCACACCGATCACGCCTGGTCGCTGGCCATGAAGGTGGACTGCTCCGAGACCGCTTCTTGTCCGGGTGGATCGTCCTTGTGCAGCAGCGATGGCGACGATTTTCCGCTCGACCCGCCAAACC